TTATGCAGATTGAATATAACTTGATGCCACAGGGTCAAGTCCTCCAAGATTTTAATGATTGTCGCGCAAGAAACTCCTTTATTATGGGTCCGTTGGGATCAGGTAAGACAGTTCAATGTATTTTAAAACTGTTTGACTTGATGATTGAGCAGGAGCCTGTCAAAGATAAGAGACATAAAAATTACAATGTCCGTTTATCAAGAGTTATTGCGGCTCGTAACACCTATTCTGAATTGTTCTCTACTACAATTAAAGATTGGTTAGAGATACATGGGGAGTTAGGAGATTTTAAACAAGGTAACAAAGAACCACCAACACACTTTATAAGGTTTAATTTAGAAGATGGTACTAGCGTACATTGCGATATTATATTTATTGCTTTCGACCGACCTGAACACGTTAAAAAAGCAAGGGGAATTCAAACAACTTGGGTATGGCTTAACGAAACAAAAGAACATTCTAAAGCTGTGTTGGATATGCTTGATCTGCGTCATGGTCGTTACCCATCCAATAAAGAGGGTTCCACCCCCACGCATCACGGAATCATCGGTGATAGTAATGCCCCAGACGAAGATCATTGGTACTTTAAACTTGCAGAAGTAGAACGACCTGATAACTGGTCTTTTTTTAGGCAAGCTGGTGGAGTTTTTAAAGATGGTGAGAGCTGGATTATCAATAAAAAGGCTGAAAACCTTGCTAACCTTCCTAAAGACTATTATAAAAGAGGACTACAAGGGAAGACAGATGATTGGATTAAGGTAAATCTAGCTAATGAATACGGATTTGTCTCTAATGGTAAGCCTGTACACCCTATGTATACGGATTCAGTCCACTGTCAGCACTTAGAATTCAAACCTGATAAGGCTACTCCTATTGTTTTAGGCTTTGACTTTGGGCGTACACCAGCTTGTGCGTTTATTCAAAGAACAGGCATAGGCCGATGGGTCTGTTTCGATGAGGTTGTGCTAACAGATTCTGGTGCTGTTGACTTTGCTCCTAGTTTAAAAAGATATATCGAAGAAGTTTACCCTGATTACACGTTTAAAGGCTGGGGTGATCCCTCTGGTAACAATAAAAATCAGGCTAATTCTAATACACCCTTTCAAATAATGAGAGCCGCAGGGATTCCGTGTCAACCTACAGCCTCTAATGACCCTATGAAACGTAGAGCCGCACTAGAAGTACCTATGAAAGAGATGTGTATGGATGGAAAACCTAGATTCATTGTCCTGCCTAAAGCTTCTATGATTAGAAAAGGTCTACAAGGTGGCTTTTGTTACCGTCGAGTACAGACTACAGGGGAGCGATACACTGATGAACCTGATAAGAATGAATACTCACACCCTGTTGAGGCTCTTGAATACGCTTTACAAGGTGAGGGTGAGGGTCGTGCGGCACTAAGACGGACAGATACATTCTCTAAACCTCACAAAGCAAAAGTACAGGTCAATGTCTTCTAAACTACCATCTAAGGTTTATGTGGTTTTCGAGGATGATAGTGATAGATGGTGGTCTTTTTTGTTAAAAAAGGGTTGTCGACACTGTTTTTTAATCAAACCTGTACCCAATTCTTACATTATCTACGGAAAATCGTTCAAAAACTTTGATTTATTTACTGTTAATGACCAAAAGAGTATAATCGACGGTATCTATACAATGAAGGATTACACTCCAAAAGAATGTAAAAGATCACTGTTTATGTTGAATACTTGTGTTGGACATATTAAACAGATATTAGGTATTAATAATCCTTTCATTCTAACGCCCTACCAACTATTAAAATATTTGAGGAAGCATAATGAAACGACCTAAGATTCCAGAGCCTACTGCTCAAGAACTAGCTGTAGTTGAACGCCAAAGCAGACAACTTGACGAAGAAATGGCTGGTAGTAGTGGAGCAAGAAGCGGCAACAGCATGATAAGCTCATTAACAAAACTGCGTTAAGCTACTACAATTTAAAGGAATTCAAATGAAACTTCCAAAAGAGTTAGGTTCGCTTCAAGATTTAAAAACAAGAGAATCCCAAGCGTTTAACAGAATGAGATCATGGCATGAATTGTTAGATGATTGCTATGAATACTTCCTTCCAAACAGAAACTTGTTTGATACCGTTGTATCAGGCCAGAAAAAAATGGATCGAATCTTTGACTCTACTGCTATTGAAGCTATCCAACAAGGAGCTAGTAAACTACAAGAAAACATTGCTCCTATATGGAGTAACTGGGCTACCTTTGCCCCTTCTGTTAGTGTTATGCAACAGCTAGATTCTGGTCAATACGATGTTACAGAAGAAGACATTAGACAAAACCTAGAGACACAAGCAGAGATTGTTTTTGATTACATTAATCGCTCTAACTTTGCTACGCAATTCTACGAACACGCTCTTGATCTACTTGTAGGTACAGGAACATTACGGATAGATGAGACTGACGAAGACAATATGCCTTTGGTCTTTAACGCTATTCCGCAAAAAGGGATTGCATTTGAGGAAGGTCCATACGGTTCTATTGAAACACACTGGCGTAGAATGAATGTTAAGGCTCGTAACCTTAAAAGACAGTGGAGAGGGTTTAAACCTTCTGAAGCTGTTATTAATCTTATACAGAATCAACCTGATGCAGAAGTAGAAATTAGTGAAGGCGTAGTCTATATGCCTAAAGCTAAAAAATATTATGGTTGTGTATGGGTAACAGGCGAAGATCGCATTAGTTGGATGGAAGACTTTGGCGCATCTAGCCCTTGGGTTACTGGTCGTTACTCTAAAGTCTCTGGTGAGATACGTGGTCGCGGTCCTGCTGTTCAAGCATTGCCTGATGTACGCTCACTTAACAAAGTAAAAGAGTTTGTCCTACAGAAAGCCGCTATCGACCTGTCAGGTATGTACACAGCAACCGATGATGGCGTAACTAATCCATACAATATAGTTATAAGTCCAGGGGTTGTTATTCCAGTTGGTTCTAATAACTCATCTAATCCGTCTATACAAAGATTAGACACAGGAGCTAACCTTGCATTGGCGCAGTTTGAGATGCAAGACCTACAAATGTCTATCAAACGTGCGTTGTTTAACGATCTAAGAGATCCTAGTGGGGCTGTACGCTCTGCAACAGAAGTAGCTATTGAGTCGAGAGAGCTTGCTAAAAGAATAGGCTCTGCATTTGGTAGACTACAGACAGAAGTTCTTGTCCCTATTCTTAAAAGAGTTGTTTACATTCTTACTCGTAGAGGATTACTCCAGCCACTACAGTTAGATGGTCGTGATATAGAGATCAAATTCTTGTCTCCTTTGGCTAAAGCACAAGATGCTGAAGATATTATCAATGTCCAACAAGCTGTACAGTTTGTCTTACAGAATGCTGGCCCAGATCAAGCTAAGATTGGATTTAAGCAGGAAGACTTTGGCACATGGGTAGCATCTAAGACAGGAATGCCAGCAGAGCTAGTTAGAACACCTGCTGAAAAAATACAAGTTATACAGGCTGGTGCTGAAGCGGCTCAAGCTGGAATGAAAACGTCACAAGCTCCGATGCCTCTGCAATGAGTTGGTCAAATATTGACCAGATTTCTGATCCTGCACTGGCTAAAAAACAAGCAGGTATTCGCAAGCAAAATGCGGCTGACTTAGCTAAATCATATCATAGAGTCTTTACAACTGACGATGGAGCGCGTATTTTAGCTGACCTGACCAGAAGGTTTGTCTATGAGAATGATACTTCTTTTGGCTCAGAAAACATTAATTACGAATCTGCTTACCATAATGGGGAGGCTGGCGTAGTTAAGTTTTTAATCAATCAAATGAAACAAGCCGAAATAATTTAAGGATTACATTATGTCAGAAGAACAGGCCGCACCAGCCAGCGACACCCTGCTAGATCAAGCCGAACCTACTCTAAGTGATGGAGAGTATTTTCTAACTGATGGCATTAAGGGTACAGGTGATACACCAGAGTGGTACAAAGCAGACAAGTACAAGTCTGTTGCAGAACAAGCCAAAGCTTATACTGAACTAGAAAAGAAGTTTGGTGGTTTTAAAGGCGCTCCTAAAGATGGATACACACCCCCTGAAGGCATTGAGAAAGATGATGCTCTTTACCAAGAACTAGAAGCCTTTGCTAACAAGACTAACATGAGTGCTGATGCATTTGGTGAAGCATGGGAGTTATTAACTGCACAAGAACAAGCAGTACAAGAAGTTAGTCAAGAAGAAGAACTTGCTAAACTAGGCGATAACGCGCAAGAAAGAATTAAGACTGTTGAAGGGTTTATGAAAAACAACCTTGATCCAGAAACTTATGAACACGCGCGAGGCTTAGTAACTTCTGCTGATACCATTGAGTTAGTTGAAATGTTAGTTAGGGCTACTGCTCCTGCTAAACTTCCAATGGAAGGTGGGCATAACCCTCAAGGATTATCTTGGGAATCTATTGAAACCGAAATGTTTAAGAAAGATGAACAAGGACAACTCCTTAGAAGTACCAACATAGACCATGAACGCAAGATTCAAAAGATGATGGAAGCGTGGGGTGGTTCAGGTAATTGATTAACATGGGGTAAAAGGTGTATAATCCATGCACTGGATACCCCTTTCTTAAAAGGCCCAGTAAATTTAGGTTGAATGCTGACCAATTTTACTGGGTACTCAGCTAAAACCTTGAAAAAACTTTTTATTATTACTCTTTTTCGAGGAAACTATTATGAGTAAGAATCTATCTGCCGTAGCGTCGATTGAATTTGACAGCATGGTAAAGCACGCTTATGCAACAAAAGGGCTATTAAAGCCTGCCGTTACTGTACGTAACAATGTAGTTGGTGACACTTACAAATTCCGTAACATGGGTAAAGGTCTAGCTAACCAGAAGTCTACTTCTGATCTAGTAACTCCTATGGACGTAAGTTTTGATTTCGCTATTGCTACTCTACAAAACTGGAATGCTCCAGAATACACTGATATATTTGACCAAGCTGAAGTTAACTTCGACGAGAAGCAAGAACTAGCAGACACTATCGCTGGGGCTCTTGGCCGTCGTTGTGACCAACTCGTTATTGATGCTATGGATGCCGCTTCTCCTACAACTATTGTTCACGGTTCTGAGGCTATGACTATGGCTAAAGTTGTTGATGCACAGGTTAAACTACGGGCTCAAGGCGTTCCTAACTCTAATTTGTTTGCGGCAATTAACGCAAAAGGATTAGGTGGTCTTCTTAATGATACAAAAGCAACATCTTCTGATTTCCAAACTGTTAAAGCACTTGTAACTGGTGACATTAACAGCCTAGCTGGATTTACTTTTGTTGTTCTTGATGATCGTTCTGAAGGTGGTTTGACTGTAACTTCTAACACTGTTGATTCATATTTCTTCCATCGTGATGCTGTTGGCCTTGCTATTGGTATTGATATGAAGACTTCTGTTGATTACGTGCCAGAGCGAACTTCATTCTTGTGTAACGGAATGTTGAAAGCTGGATCTGTTGTGCGCGATGTTAGCGGTCTAATCAAAGTAGAATATAAAGATAACGTATAAGGAGAGCTATTATGGCTTTTGCAAGAGCAGGTTTATGCCGCATTGGCGGTTCAGGAACAGGTGGAAGCACTTGGCAATACACTTCTACTGATGCAAAAACAGTTGTTGATAACGCAGATTATTTCCTTGCGGCTATCGATGAGCTGTCTATTGGTGATCTTATTATCTGTAAAGATACTACGACCGCTACTGCACCAGTAGTTACTATTACTTACATTAAGACTCAAACAGCTACAAGCATAACTGCGGCGGCTGGTACTACGATTACTCCGTAAGTAATATTGTTAAACTGATTGGGGGGTTCGTCCCCCCTTTCTTTCCACATAAAGGTCTATCATGGCAACTAAAATCCAGCTAATCTCTAATGCTTTAATTTTAATTGGTGATCTGCCTATCACATCTTTAACAGGCAATTCTCGCGCACAAACTGTTGCTAATAATTTGTATGACAATATCGTACAAAGCGAGCTAACCAAGTATCGCTGGGGTTTCGCAAAGAAAAAAGCACAACTAGATTTAACAGCAGGAGATCCAGTAGGCACTGAGTGGAGTTCTATCTACCAACTACCTTCTGATTTACTCTTTCTTATCAAGATTAATCCGCAAGTACCCTATTCTTTATATGGCGATAAACTGTATTCAAATACTAAAAGCGCGTTGTATGCTGATTACATTTACAATGCACCCGAATCCGAATGGCCTGTTTACTTTAGCAAGATGATTGAATACAAACTTGCTATGGATTTTGCACCATCTATTCGAGACAGTGCCGCATCTATGGAAGCAAACGCAGGACAGTATCTAAATGCTTCTCGTATGGCTAGATTTACAGATGCACAACAACATCCAACAACTCCTATAGTAGATCGTCCTTTTGTTGATGTAAGGTTTTAGTTATGGCGAAGTCAAAGTTTTTACAAAGCTCTTTTGTAAGCGGAGAATTATCGCCATTGTTAAAAGGGCGTGTAGATCTTGATCAATACTATCAGGGTATGGAGACTGCTGAGAATGTTTTAATCGTACCGCAGGGTGGGTTAAAGCGCAGAGCAGGGTCAGAACACGTTGCAGTAGCTTTAAAACAACTTGTTCATTACACTAATACTTCTTACACGCCTACTATGCCAAGAGGCGGTACTTCAGCAAATATTAATGATTTAAATTCTAGTACTACTACTACTACAACTGACAATATTTCAACTTTTGGTACAGCATCAGCTGGAACAGAATATATTAT